ACCAACATCAACTGATACTGCTGAAACTACATCTGATACATCATCCACTGAAACAGTTAATAAAATGAAAGCATCCGTTGATTCATTTGTAGCCGATATAAAATCAAAATTAGCAAACGCTACTCCGATCGAAGTTGCACCAGAAGTTGTGCAACCAATTAAAGATTTAATGAAAGGTATGACTGCAAAAAAGTCTAAAGAATTTAAAAAAGCAATCGCAACAGCAATGAGAAATGCAGATATTAAATTACCATCTCCATCTCCATCAGACGATTATACTGAAAATTAAACATAAAAAGTTATGGCAAAAACAAACAAGTTACAAAACATCAAAGCCGTTCAACAAATGATTGACGGTACTCACAAATTCCAAACAAAAAAAACTGTTGGATTTAGTGATGCTGAGGCAACGAAAAAAAGAAATGAACATCATGAAATTGGAGATATCTGGGAAGATGTTGATGCTAATGGTAATATTACCATAGTAGAACAATTTGATGGATTCAGAACAAGAAAACCAAAAAATTCAGAAGTACTTAGTGAAGTTCGAGAAGAATTAAGATCATATGCTAAATGTCCAAAAGAGACATGTACTTGTGATCCTAACTATTATCTTAATCAAAAAATGAGAGCAATCCACGGAATGTGTTTTGACTGTGTTATTGATATGGAGCATGAACTTAAGAAAACGGGTAAATTTGAAGAATATGCTAATAAAAAAATAGAAGCTAATGCATTAGCATGGTTAAAGAAAGCAGAACAAGATGTTGATATGTTAAGAGAGGCATATACTAAAGCATCTAAACTAGTTATTAACAGTGAAGGAGAAACTGAAACATGGGCTGCACAAATGACACCAGAAGAATTCGAAGAAAAAATCACAAAAGGATTTGAGTCATATAAAATAGACTTTTTAAATAAATTAAACAAAACAGTTACAGGAGAAACAAAATGAAAATTTGGAACACTATTAAATCACATGGTAAATGGATCATTGGTGGAATTATAGGATTATTAGCTCTGATTGCAACAATTGGAAAATTACGTAATCGAAAAACAGTAGAAAAAATACAAGAAAAGATTGACGATAACACAAAAAAAATTGAACGTGTTAAAGGAAAAGAAGATCAAGTTAAAACGCAAAAACGACAAGTAAAAAAAGAATTAACAGAATTAAAAGAAACTGTTAAAAAAACAAAAGCTACTAAAACAGCAAAACGTCGTCCTGGTCGTCCAAAGAAAACTACAGCACAAGCAAAACATAATATTGTTTCAAAAACTAAGAAAAAACGATGAAACAATTAATACTTGTATTATTATTTCCAATAGTCGGATTCAGTCAAACGGTTGTTGACACATGTTTTACAGAACAACAAATACATGATATATCAGAAACTTTAGATGATTTATATTATAAAGATTCAGTTAATAATCAACTAATAAATCAACAAACAGCTGTTATAGATAAACAAGATGAACTAATTAAATTAGATTCATTACAATTAGTATATAAACAGCAACAAATTGATTTATTAGAAACTAACATAAATTTATATATTGAACAACAAAAAAAGTTACAACCTAAATGGTATAATAATAAAGTTGTTTGGTTCGGTGCTGGTATTCTTACAACGATACTAACTGGCAAATTTATTGTAGGAGTAATTCAATAATGTCACAGCCTAGCATAAAACAAATAATACAGCAACAATATCAAATGTGTGCTGCTGATCCAGTATTTTTTATGCGGCAATATTGTTATATACAACATCCTAAAAAAGGAAAAATTAAATTTAATTTATATCCATTTCAGGAAGATTCATTAACCAATTTACAAGACAATAGATATAGTGTTATTTTAAAATCTAGGCAGTTAGGTATATCAACTTTATCTGCTGGATTTGCACTATGGAGCATGTTATTTCAAGAAGACTTCAACGTGTTAGTTATTGCAACTACACAAGAAGTAGCAAAAAATCTTGTAACTAAAGTCAGGGTAATGCATGACAACTTACCTAGTTGGTTAAAAGGAACAATTGAAGCTGATAATAAATTATCGTTAAAATTTAAAAACGGATCACAAATAAAAGCAGTTTCTTCTGCGACAACGGGTGCACGTTCAGAAGCATTATCACTATTAATAATAGATGAAGCTGCGTTTATTCGAAATATTGAAGAAATATGGATAGCATCTCAAGCAACACTATCAACTGGTGGTGGGGCTATTGTATTATCTACTCCTAATGGTATAGGTAACTGGTTTCATAAAACATGGGTTGATGGAGAAACAAATCCACAAACAGAATGGAACAATATAAAGTTACATTGGACGGTGCATCCAGATCGCGATCAAGAATGGAGAGATAGACAAACACAATTATTAGGAGAACGTGGAGCAGCTCAGGAGTGTGATTGTGATTTTGTTAGTTCAGGACACACTGTAATTGATGGTAATATATTAGCCGAATATGAATCTACATGCACCGATCCTATAGAAAAGCGAGGACATGATCATGGTTATTGGGTTTGGGAATATCCTGACTACTCAAAAAATTATATGGTAATTGCAGATGTCGCTCGTGGTGATAGTGCCGACTGGTCCACGTTTCATGTAATTGAAGTAGAAACAATAACTCAAGTAGCTGAATATAAAGGTAAATTGCCTCCAAAAGATTTTGGAAACATGTTAGTTACAGTTGCTACCGAATGGAATAACGCATTACTGGCAATTGAAAATGCTAATATTGGATGGGCTGCAATTCAACCAGCACTAGATAGAAATTACGAAAATTTATTTTACACATACAAAGATGATGGTTATGTCGATGTGGATGTCCAACTACAAAAAGGATATGATATGAAAGACAAATCAAAAATGGTACCTGGTGTATCTACTACTAGTAGAACACGACCATTAATGATATCAGCATTAGAAATGTATATGCGAGAAAAAACTCCAATAATACGGAGTAAGCGTCTCATACAAGAACTATTTGTCTTTCATTGGTTAAATGGGAAAGCTCAAGCACAGAGTGGTTATAATGATGATTTAACTATGGCATTTTGTATCGGGTTATGGTTACGTGATACATCATTAAAATTACGACAACAAGGAATTGATCTAAACAAACGAGCATTATCACAATTTCAAAAAACAGATAGTGTTATTTATACAGGTAAAAATAAACCTAGAGACTCTGGTTGGGATTGGAATAATGGTAAATCTGACGAAGGATTAACTTGGTTATTGTAAAAATTGCTTGGATCTTAAAGTACTTATATTTATAATAAAAGAAAATACCATATGGCTTCTTTAAGAAAACGGTTAAGAAATCTATTCAGTACAAATATAATTGTAAAGAATGTTGGAAACAACAAACTACGTGTACTCGATACTAATAGATTACAATCAGACGGAAATTTAGCAAAGAGTAAAATTTCTGATAGATATACAAGATTACATGGTGCTAATCGACATAAGATTGGCGGAATGAATGGTGGATATGATTCTAATTATTATATGCATCAAAATCGTATGCAGTTATATACTGATTACGAAATGATGGATAAAGATCCAATTATTCATTCAGCATTAGACATATATTCGGATGAGTCTACATTAGAAGATCAATTTGGTGATATATTAACTATTAAAACTAATGATAGTAAAATACAAAAAATACTTTATAATCTATTCTATGATATATTGAATATCGATTTCAATATGTGGTCATGGATTCGTAACGTGACAAAATATGGTGATTTCTTTTTAAAACTAGATATTGCTGATGAGTTAGGAGTAATTAATGCTAGACCGCTTTCTAGTTATGAGATCGAACGATATGAAGAATATAATAGCGATACTGGCGAATATGAAATAAAATTTAAACACTTATCAACTCACGAAGAGTGGTATGATGTTTTTGAAATCGCTCACTTTAGATTATTATCTGATTCAAATTTCTTACCATATGGTCGTTCAATGTTAGAAGGAGCAAGGCAAGAATTCCAAAAACTAACAATGTTAGAAGATGCAATGCTTATTCACAGAATAATGCGAGCTCCAGAAAAACGTATTTTTAAAGTTGATATTGGAAATATTCCTCCAAATGAAGTAGACACATTTATGCAACAAATCATCGATAAGATGAAAAAAATACCACACGTAGATCAAAATACCGGAAATTATAATCTTAAGTTTAATCTTAATAATATGCTTGAAGATTATTTTTTACCAGTACGTGGAGGACAGTCGTCAACACAAATAGATACATTACCAGGTATGACATGGACTGGTACTGAAGATATCGAATATGTAAAAAATAAAATGATGGCTGCTCTAAAAATACCTAAACCATTCTTAGGTTATAGTGAAGGGGTTGAAGGAAAAACATCATTGGCTTCCATGGATATTCGTTTTGCTAGAACAATTGAACGAATTCAAAAAATTATAACATCTGAACTTTATAAAATTGCAATCGTACATTTAGCATCACAAGGATATGAAGGCGAAGACTTAATTAATTTTGACTTAGCATTAACATCTCCGTCTATTATATATGATCAGCAAAAAGTTGCATTAATGAATGAAAAAATACAACTTGCTAATACAATGAAAGATAGTAAATTAGTATCAGATAAATACATATATGAATACATATTTAACATGTCCGAAGAACAATGGTTACAAGAAAGAACCAATGTTATTGAAGATTTAAAATTACGTTTCCGTCAAAATCAAATTGAACAAGAAGGCAATGATCCGACTATAACAGGTACATCATATGGAACACCACACGACTTAGCGTCAATGCATATGAGCTCTGACGATGTTGAGGAAAAAGATAAAGGCGGTCGACCTAAAGAAGGAATTAAATCAGGCCAACACGCTAATGAATTTGGATGGGATCCAACTGGTAAGAAAACGTTAGATCAAGCATTTAATATAAAAAATCAAACAAATGCATTTCAACCAGATGTACGTCAAAGAAAACTATCAATGACATCTGAACAAAAAAATGTTTTAAATTATTTTAAGAATCAAAAAAGACAAAAAATTATAGCAGAAACACTAAATCCTGAAACAAAAGACACGGATTCGGGAACAATGTTAGATGAAAACAATATTTTATAAATTTGTCTATATTTATTAATAAATAAAACTACTGGCACCAGTATGAAAAAATTAAAACATTCGAAATATAAAAACACCGGCATCTTATTTGAGATGCTTGTAAGGAAACTTACATCAGAAACAATGTCATCTGATAAAACAGTAACAATTGATATTATTAAAAAATATTTCGGTAAAAATACAGAACTATCAAAAGAACTTAATTTATATAATTCACTAATTAAAGAACAACATAAATCTGAAGCAAGAGCATTAGAATTTATGCGAACTATTAGAGAATCATATAGCCGACTCAACCAGAGCACATTAAAAAGACAACGATATAATCTAGTTAAAGAAATATCTGAAAATTTTATATTTGAGCGTATTTCTAAAATACATATTAATAATTACAAAGCATTAGCATCAATATACATGTTGTTTGAATATAAAGATTCTGATAATCCTAAAAAATTAATGGAATGTAAAAATGCTGTATTAGAGCACACATTAATAGAACGAAAATCAGAAACACAAAAAGATATTGTTATTGAAGAATTCTCTAAACAAGAAAAAGATACACGTCTATTAACATATAAGTTAATGATTGATAAATTTAACGAAAAATATTCAGGATTGTCAGAATCTCAGAAACAATTGTTAAATAAATATATTACTAATGTTAATGATACCGAAGCATTAAAAGAATATATATCCGATATAATACCATCATTAAAAAATAAATTAGCAGAACATTCTAAACACATAACAGACAAAGTAACACAAATTAAGGTCACACGACTCTCAGAGATGCTTTGTAATGTTGAAACTATGAAACGTTTAAATGAGTCCCATATCGTATCATTAATGCGTTATATGGACTTAATTGACGAATTAAATAGGATACAATAATGAAATCATTTTTAAAACAAATAGAAGAAAGCTTTCAGTCACTCGAAGAAAAAAAAGCAAAACCAGATTTTTTAGATTTAGATAACGATGGTGATACTGAAGAGTCAATGAAAAAAGCAGCAAAAGAAAAAAATGAAGCTGCTAAGCCTGATTTTTTAGATTTTGATAACGACGGTGATACTGAAGAGTCAATGAAGAAAGCATTGAGCGATAAAGATGAAGATGAGTTAGAAGAAATTTCTACATCTGCAGGAGCTGGGGCATATATGACGCCTAAAGCATTTGGTAAAGCTGATGATGACACTGTTGAAGCATTAGGATATAAAAGAGTCCAGGAAGCAATGGATAATAAATATGAGCGTCTTATCGAAGGCTATAAAACATTTGCATTGAGTGATCCTAAAATGAGTCCTGCTAAAAAAGTAAATGCATCTATTAAAAATGTAGCTAAACAATTGAAAGAAATTGAAGAAACTATTAAATATACTAGTCGATTAAAAACAGAATCAGGAATATCACATTCTGGATTTGGTCCTAGTACTAGCAAGGCATTAGGAAAAATATCAGAGCGATTAATTAAAATATCAGAGCGAGTTAGATCATTAGGAGAATAAAATGTCAAAATTAATATTAGAAGACTTCATGCAATTTAAACCAGTTGGTTCACTTAATGAATCAAACGGAGCAAAATACGGCATACCAGGAGGATTCGTAGTACAAGGCGTTTTACAGAGAGCTGGTGCTAAAAATCAAAACGGCAGAGTATATCCTAAAAATATTTTAATGCGTGAATGTCAACGATATCAACGTGAGTATATAGATCAGAATAGAGCATTAGGTGAACTAGATCATCCAGAATCTAGCGTTGTGAATTTAAATAATGTATCTCATAATGTTTTAAAAATATGGTGGGATGGCGATGATCTAAAAGGAACCGTTCAAGTATTAGATACTCCATCTGGTAAAATATTAAAGTCATTATTTAAAGAAGGCATTACATTAGGTATTTCTAGTAGAGGATTGGGTAGTGTAAAAGAACTTAGAAATGAAGGCGTAGTAGAAGTGCAGGATGACTTTGAATTGATTTGTTGGGACTTTGTCTCAAATCCATCTACCCATGGAGCATTTATGGGAGTAATGAAAGAATCAGTTGAGAAAGGTATAACTAATAAATATAAAACGGTTAATGACATAATCACATCAATATTATGTGAAGATGGTAAATGTAGGATATAAAATGAAATTTGAAAATAAAAATTTAACAGCGTTGCGTGATCTATTAAACGAAGACAAACAAACAGTGTTTAGTGAAGGACCTGCACCATTAACTAATGAACAAAAACAGCAATTTGCAGAAGCAGTAAAAACATTTTCGCAGATGGGTGAGTCTGTATATAGCAATGGTAAATTAAAAGAGATTGTAGAACGTATCTCTAGTATAGTTGAAACTGCTTCACAACTTGTTACTGAAAAAGAAGATTTAGTTGACAAAGTATCTGCTAGTAGACACATGAAAGAAGTATCTGGAGCACTTAAGGCATTTCAATCATCTGCAAATGAAGTAATGATTCAAGAACGTAGAATGGAAGCTGCATTTGAAGATATAGCTCAGGGTATTCAAAAATACTTTGAAGTAGGATAATTTGGAAATTTAACTAATTATTTATATAATATAAGAGAATAATAATGAGTAAGTTTAAAAACATGTATAAAGAGTTTTTTGGTTTAAAAGAACAAAATGATTCAAAGATACCAAATCCAGAAGAAATCGAAAAATCAACTGATGCTATTGAAAAATTAGGAGATGCAATGAAAGATGCTGGATTAGCTGAATCAGAATTAGACGAAGCTCAACTAGTTAACAACTTATCTGATTACAATGGACATGTTATATATCAATTAAGAGACCCACAAGAAGCTAATGCAGTTGCAAAAGATATTCAACGTTGGACTACTAAAAAAGGCTTTACTATTATATCACATGAAAAGTCAAAGTCAGGCCGTACGGGATATTTTTATTTTAGATTAGGAGAAGATCCAGGAACAGAATCACAAAAGATTCAAGGCTACTTTGCTCAATTACCAGAACTTTTAAAGTTTGCTTTTAAAGCACCTAAGAGTAAAGAGTCTAAAAAAATGAAACAAAGAAAATTTTAAAACAAGTTATATGAGTAGAAACCAAAAGTACCATAAAAGCATAGTACCAGGAAATGCAAATGCTGTTTCCGTAACAGGTAAAGACGATAGAGATCTTGCATTTGCTTTAAAGAATTTTAAACGCAAAGTAAAGAATTCTGGAATATTAGAACATATTAAAGAAAATCGTACATTTACTAAACCTAGTGTAAAACATAGAGCAAAACTAATTAAAGCAAAGTATATCCAGAAAATTAAAGATATGCATCGAGACGATTAAGCATATTATATTATATATTATAAGGTCCTAGCAGAAATGTTAGGACTTTTTTACTGTTTTTTAAGTAGCCTTATATTTATTAAGGAAATACGCTATCTCTATATAGTGTCTATAAAAAACAAATTCTATTAAGATTTCAAATAATCTTATTTCCAAAAAACAAATTTAAGGAGAAAACAAATGGCAAAATCAGATTTGCTAAAAGAAGCGATTGCTGACGCAAAGGCGGTTAAAGAAACTGCATTAGCTAATGCGAAGATTGCTCTTCAAGAAGCGTTTCAACCTAGAATCAAAAGCATGCTCGAAAACGAACTAATGAATGAATTAGAAGATGAAGACATGGTAGATGGCGAAGAGGTAGAAATGGGTATGGATGACATGGATATGGATTCAGACATGGCTGACGAAACTCCAGATATGGTTGGTGTTGCTGTCGATTTAGACAATGACGGTGATTATGATCTAGAGGGTGAAATTGGTATGGATGATGAAGAAGACATGGATGATATGCTTCCAGCTGAAACAGACGACGTGTCACCAGAAATGGAAATGACTGACGACATGGCTGACGACATGAATGATGACGACATGGATCTTGAAGAAATCATTAGAGAGCTTGAAGAAGATTTAGATTCAGATGCAGCTGCTGCAGGTATCGACGAAGAAGACGTTGAAGAAGGTATGTATAACGAAGCAGACGTTGAAGAAGGTATATATGAATCTAATAATTCAATTGAAGAACTCATTGAAGCAATCTTAGCAGAAGAAGAAGTAGAAGCAGAAGAAGAAGAAGTAATTGGTGAAATGGCTGATTCTAAAGATGAGGCAAAAGATGAAGGACTGAAAGAAGAGCTTGAAGAAGCTTATAAAACAGTAGAACATCTTAAATCAGTTATTAATGAAGTTAATCTTTTAAATGCAAAACTTCTTTACACAAACAAATTGTTCCGAAATTTTGAGTTGAGCGAATCACAAAAAATGAAAGTGATCGAAAACTTTGACAGAGCAGCTAATACAAGAGAAGCAAAACTAGTATTTAGTACTTTAGCAGAATCATTCCAAACGCCAAAGGCAGGAAAGAAAATTGTTAAAGAATCAAAATCAATGGCATCTCGTCCAGTAGCTACTACTGCTCCAAGTAAAGAAACAACTCAGGTATTAACTGAAGGCTTCGAACAAGCCAACCGTTGGAAGAAACTAGCGGGTTTAAAGTAATTTAATTTTAAAAAAGAAAAAGGAAAAGAAAAATGAGTCTTAATTCATTATTACAAAGTCCTGACGCTTCTCAAAGAACAGCTGTAAAAGCACACGTTTCTAAATGGGAAAAGACAGGTCTTCTAGAAGGTCTCTCAAACGAGACAGAAAAAGCCGGAATGGCTACATTGCTTGAAAACCAAGCAAGACAATTAGTAAAAGAATCATCTGCTACAGGTACAGCAGCAGGTTCTGAGGAATGGGCAGGAGTTGCTCTTCCATTGGTACGAAGAATCTTTGCTGAATTTGCAGCAAAAGAATTTGTATCTGTTCAACCAATGAACTTGCCATCAGGTCTAGTATTTTACTTAGACTTTAAATATGGTACAGCTCGTCCAGGATTTGACGATGATAATGCAGAAGGTGATGGACACCCATTCGGTTCTCCAGAAGCTGACGATTCTATGTTTGGTGTAACTAATACATCAGGTGACCCATCAGGTGGTCTTTATGGTGCTGGTCGTTTTGGATATTCAATCCCTAACGTAGTGGCTACAGACGTAACTGCTACTACTGGTTCTGGTGCCGCTGCAGCTGCAGCATCTAGTGCATCATTAAACTTTGATTCACTTTACACTGCAAATTCTGATCAGTATTTTGTATTAGAAGTTAATGTACCTACTGACGCTGATCCATTAGCTGTTAGATCATTTACATTGGCATCTGGGTCTAATAACGCAGAAATTATTCCTGTACAAGCATTCTCAACTATTGACTCTGACTTTACTGCATCATTCGTTGTAACTGCTTCATTAGCTGCTGGAATTAATGATGCAATCGTTGCTAATAACTTGGATCTTAACTATAGCAAAGCTCCAACCGATATTACAAGAGGTGACTTTGAAGATGCTAATCCGTTTAAAGGATCTGGTGCTGGTACTGGTATCGATGATGGAACAGACATTGACATTCCAGAAGTTAACTTGGAACTTCAGTCTGAGCCAATCGTTGCTAAGACAAGAAAACTAAAAGCTGTTTGGACTCCTGAGTTTGCTCAAGATCTTAACGCTTACCACTCAATCGATGCTGAAGCAGAATTGACTTCAATGTTGTCTGAGTATGTATCAATGGAAATTGATTTAGAGATTCTTGATATGTTGATTTCTTCTGCACCAACTACTGAGTATTGGTCAGCAGTAAACAATGAGTTCTGGAACGGTACATCATTTGACGCTGCAGCTGCAGTTGGCAATGGTGGGTTCTATAACACTCAAGGCGGATGGTTCCAAACTCTTGGTACTAAACTGCAAAAAGTTTCAAATAAAATTCATCAAAAAACATTGCGTGGTGGTGCTAACTTCTTAGTAACATCTCCAGCAGTGGCAACTATCCTAGAATCTATTCCTGGATTTGCTGCAGACACAGATGGAAATAAAATGGAATTTGCAGCTGGTGTACAAAAGATTGGTGCAATCAATAACCGTTACACAGTTTACAAAAACCCATACATGAAAGAGAATGTAATCCTAATGGGATTCAGAGGAGCACAATTCCTTGAGACTGGAGCAGTTTTCTCTCCATACGTACCTCTTATCATGACTCCATTGGTATACGATCCGGTAAACTTCACTCCACGTAAAGGTGTTATGACACGTTACGCGAAGAAAGTAGTTCGTCCAGAATTCTACGGAAAAGTATATGTCAAAGGATTAGAGACTCTTTAGTATTTAAATAGTTAAACACTTTTTGATTTAAAGAATTAATAATTGAGTTTAAAGGGGGTGGCTTCGGTCATCCCCTTTTTTACTGTTTTTGATATTTATATAAAAAAGAAATAATATGGCAGTTCCAAGAATAAAATACGAAATGTTTGCTGATATTCGATATGAAGGTAGACTAGTAGATGTATTAGACCGTATACGAGCTATACGTTTAGTTTTAATGGTACATATAGAAAAAGACTTAGGACCAAAAAAAGAATTAATTAAAATTAAAATTCTAAGTCCATATCCTCCAAAACAAACATTTGACGCAATTCGACAAATTTGTTTAGGCAAGATAGAAACATTAACAGATCTATCTTACAGACAATCAACACTCACAAAATTAAGTTAATAAAGGTTATAAAAATGCCAACATCAAATCGGGTCAAAACCCCTCCAAAAAATAGTATTAAATTTTCTATAACATTATCAGAAGAACAGAAAGTTGCAAAGTCAAAAATATTAGAAACTCCATTTAATTTTATATTAGGTAAAGCTGGTAGTGGTAAAACATTATTAGCAGTACAAGTAGCGCTAGACAAATATTTTAAACGCGAAATAGATAAAATTATAATTACTCGGCCAACAGTGTCAACAGAAGATAACGGATTTTTACCAGGTTCATTAGAAGAAAAAATGAGCGAATGGCTAGTTCCAATCAGAAGTAATATGCGAAAGGTATATAATAAACCAGAGCTATTAGAAAAAATGGAAAAAGAAGAAAATATTGAATTAGTTTCTTTAGCACACTTTAGAGGACGTACTTTTGATAATTCCATATGTATTGTAGATGAGTTTCAAAATTTAACTAAACAACAACTACAAATGGTATTGAGTAGATTAGGAAAAGGATCTACTATGATATTATGCGGAGATCGATATCAAATTGATTTAAAATTTAAAAATGATTCAGCAATACATGATGTTCCAAAAATCAAAGAATCTCGCTATGTAAATGAAACTATTTTAACAGATAATCATCGTCATGAATCTTTAGAAGAGATTTTGAACCTTCTAAATGAAAAGTATTGATATTTATTATAAAGGATATTAATGGACTACTCAGAAAATAAACCAATATGGCCCGGAAGCTCTTCATTTAGCCCCGGAAAAACTCCATTTGGTTTCTTTGATACTGATACATCATTCCAAGCGGAAGCTGACAGCTTTGCACAATTTGCTGCAAATAACGTTGGATATCCGATTATGGATGTTGAATTAATAGATATAAATTTCTATACAGCTTTTGAAGCTGCTGTTATTGAATATTCTAATCAAGTAAATCAAATTAATATTGTTAATAATTTAATAAATACATTAGGTGTTGAAACCGGATCTGATTTTTTAACTAATGACGGATTCACCGGAGCATTAGTAGGAGGTAATTTAAGCTACATAACCAGACTATCAAAAGCATATGGAACAGAAGCAGATTCAGGTGGTGATGTGCGTTGGTATAGTGCATCAATTGATGTTGTCGACGGCAAACAAACATATAGTATTAGAGATGCCGTATCTGCATCATTGGGAGTAGATATAACAGATAATAACGGCGTTGAGATACGTAGAGTACTTCATGCACCACCTCCTGCAATTGTTAGATACTTTGATCCATTTGTAGGAACAGGTATGGGTTCACAAAACATGATGGATGCATTTGACTTTGGTGGATTTTCTCCTAGTGTAAACTTTATGATGATGCCATTACATATGGATTTGTTCCGTATACAAGGTATTGAGTTTAATGATCGTATACGTAAATCAGCATTTTCTTTTGAGATTCATGGAGATGACATTAAATTATATCCAGTACCTGGTACTCAGGGAACAATATCTACTCCATTTTATGATAAGGTTTGGTTTGAATTTATATATGAAAAAGATAAAACTAATAGCGGTGTGTTATTTGGGAATAGCGCACTTCTAAACGGAGTAGTGTCAGACGCATCTAATATACCATATTCATATCAAAAATACGCTAACATTAATGATATGGGCCGTAGTTGGATATATAGATATGCATCTGCCATTGTGAAAGAGACATTGGGATATGTACGTAATAAATATTCGTCAGTTCCAATACCAAATGGAGAAGTAACCTTAAATGGTAGTGATTTAGTGACACAAGGACAGTCTGAAAAAGAAGCATTGATAACACAACTTAGAGAATTTTTAGACAAGTTAACTAAAGAACAGATGTTAACAAGGCAAAACACAGAAGCAACACAACAAATGGAAATATTAGGAAAAGTTCCATTAAAAATATATGTAGGATAGGAGGTAGATTATGGCATTGTTTGGAGGTCAGAGGGATGCTAAATTTTTAGCTTCAATTAATTCAGAACTAATAAACGCTGTCATTGATACAGAAATTGAATTTTATAAACTTGTTGTTGAGTCATCGAATTCGAATTTATACGGTGAGTCTGAATCTAAATCATATTATGACTCTATATTGATTCCATGTCTAATTACTAAAGACGATAAAAATTCTAGTATGGATGATTATGGACATACATATACTCGTACTTCTAAATTTGCTATCGCTCGAGACATTCTAGTAAAAGCAGACTTTTATCCAGAAGTGGGTGATATTGTTTTTTGGGATAATGAATATTTTGAATTAGACAACGTAGATTCTAATCAATATTTTGTAGGTAAAAATCCTGAAACATGGCCTAATGGAACAGATCATGGATATAGTGTGTCAGTAGTTGTTGATGCACATGCAACTAGACAAACGCCGCAAGGTATTTTAGATATGCGTTTTGGTGGTAATAATAATTCACCTGCATATAAAGGAGATTAATGCCAAAGTATAATAGAAAAAATATCGATCGAAAAACAAATAAACCAAATCCCGATAGAACAGAGGGATTAGGAGCCGATCCAATCTTAAATAGATCGGAACAGACACGCCGTGATGATGATGTAATTCGAAGTGCTTCTCGTACTATATATGATATTGATTATGCTATAAAATGGTATATTGAAAATGAAATTGAACCTCAAATTACAGCAAATAAAAATTTAATATCAGTTCCTACTATTTTTGCTAATGGTGAAAAGTGGGATAATGTTCGTAGACTAGGATATATACGAGACGAAAAAGGAATGTTACAATCTCCTTTATTAATGCTTAAACGAAATTCAATGTCAGAACGTGACAACAGAAAAGGTTTAGATGTTAATAGAAAGTTAACTGATAATCGTTTAATTTATCGATCTAAATATAATAGTAGAAATAGATATGAAGATGAACTATTTCCTATACCAACAAATCCTAAACAGAAATCTCAAAAAGTATATGTAGTAGACGTTCCTAAATATGTTACTATTGAATATGACTTGATGCTCTGGTGTGATTTTACTACACAAATGAATGAATTGGTAGATCAAATATTACCATATGGTAGATTTGCATGGGGAAATGAACAAAATCGTTATGAAACTATAATTGGAAATGTAAGTTTTGAAACGGTTAATACGGTAGGAGAAGATCGATTAGTTAGAGCCACAATACCATTAACAGTACACGGAACATTATTATCAGAACACGAAACTAAAATATCTACACTGCAAAAAATGTATTCAGTAAAAAAATTAGTATTTCAAACAGTTGTCGATGTTGATAGTAATATATTTGAAACAACAAAAATTCCTACTCAATTATTAAATTCATCGCAAACTATTGTAGGAGGCGGAACTGTAATTGTTAACGGTGCTGGAGGTAGTCGTACGACAATCGATGGTAATGTATTAACATATTTAACTACATTGACAGATAAAACTGCAACATATGTATCTGCTACTACGGTAACAGTAAACGCAAAACCAGCAATCAATCCAACCAATCTACAATTTGCAAATGTAAATGAGTTTGACATATATGTTAATGGACAATATATCGATAGTAGTGGGTACACATGGACGCCAAATGATGCTACAATTCAAACAATAGTATTTGATACTAATGTATTGGGTTATGATATTATAGATACCGATGCAATTATTATTAATGGGAGATGGCAATAATGGCTAGACAGATTAGACCAGGGCAAATACAAACGGGGTCTTTATATAATATATCCTCATCATTTGCAATAACCGCCTCCCATGCATTAAATACAACATCACCTTTTCCGTTTATCGGAGATGCTAAAATAACCGGCTCATTAGATATTAATGGAACAGGCGGAGATATATTTCTTATTAAATCATCCAGCGTTGAAGTATTAACAGTTAAAGAATCAGGAGCTGTTACAGTTACTAATGATGCACCAACAATGTTTTTAATTAGAGACACATCATTTGCTCCCATATTAGCAGTATCAGAAAGTGGTGTAGTTATATTTGCAACTCAATCACAAGAACTAACAACGACAGCACCAATTGGTGCAATATATTTTACATCATCTAGTTTATTTGTAGGACTAGATTAATTTAAGTACGTATATATTTATATAAAAAGAAATAGGAAATACAAATGGCAAATTGGAAAAAGGTAATAGTATCAGGATCAGCTGCCGATCTAGCATCATTATCATTAGATACAGCCTTACCTGTAGAATCAGGTGGAACTGGCGCAACATCTTTAACAGATGGCGGAATACTATTAGGTAGTGGAACTGGTGCTATAACAGCAACGGGAGTATTAACAAATGGTCAATTACTAATTGGAGACGGAACTGGAGATCCTACTGTATCAACAATTACAGCAGGATCAGGTATTTCTGTTACAAATGGAGCTGGATCTATTACTATTGCAGCAGATGGCTTAGGAGCTGGAACGGTAACTAATGTAGCAACTGCCGGGACAGTAAATGGTTTAACATTAACTGGTGGGCCTATTACAACAACAGGTACTATAACATTAGGCGGCACATTAGCAAACGTAGCCAATTCAGCTTTATCGAATAGCACAATTAGCGGAAAGGCGTTGGGAACCGATCTAGATGATCTTACTATAGGAGCTGGTTTAGCATCATCTGCGGCATATAACGGAGGAACAGCCCGAACAGCAGCAGTTGGAGCAGGTACTCACATCACAGTTAACACTAATGATGTTGCCGTTAACACCACTACATTAATCTCTGCCATTTCAGGATCTATCATAGATACAATTGCTGGAGATGTAAACGTTGACACTAATGGTGTTTCAACCATTCAATCAACTGCCGTAGAAGGTAGTATGTTAAACACCAATGTTGCCGATACATCTACAATTGAAGTATCTAGTAACACGTTATCTGTGCTTAAAGTACCTAATGCGTTAACTGTCGACAATGCTACGATACAATTAAATAGTGGAACTACTTTTGATGGATCTGGTGCTAGAACAATTAGTGTAAAAGACGGCGGAATTGATGCCGATGCATTAGCCGCAAGTGTTGCAGGAACAGGATTAAGTGGTGGTGCTGGTTCAGCATTATCTGTCGATTACGGTTCTAGTGCAGGCAATGCAGTACAAGGTAACACGACAATAACAGTAAATGTTGCATCTGGTGAATTAACAAGAGACGTAGGATCAGCAGCACAAGCATTAGGAGGAGGACCTTCTTATACTTTAGGATTAGCAGACACAATTACCGGCGATAGAACATTCTCAGATAATATTAATATATCGGGTGATTTAATAGTTAATGGTACAGCTTCATTCCAAAATACTACTAATTTACAAGTAGCAGATAGATTTGTATTATTTGCTTCTGGTTCAACTGGTACTGGAGACGGTGGTATTGTTGTGCAGCAAGCAACTCAAGATGTTGGTGAATTATTTGGTTATGATTCAGGAGAAACACGTTGGGGACTAAAAACTGCGTTTTCAGCAGATAGTGCAGCATTTACACCAGACGCATTTATGTCAGCAGTAACAACTCTAGCAAGCACTAATCCAAATACATCAGGACCAGCAGCTAGATATAATAAAGCAGGTAACATATACGTATCATCAGGAGATGAGAGTATTTGGATATATGCATAATATTTTATATATTATAAAAAGAGTTACGAGTAAATATATGGGATTTAAGGCAACTAATACAATTATTAAAAACAAAACTGTACAAACTAAAGCAAAGTCACAACCTGACATTGATTTAAATGAAACAGAAATTGTGACTTTGCTTTCTTTGGTTAAACGATCAACGTTTAGTGGAGAAGATATCGAATCACTATATAATCTTGTATTAAAATTACAACAACAATATGTAAATATTAAAAAATAAATAGTTATGATATTATTCTCGATTGAAAATTTGTCTATAGAAGAAATTGCAGCAATGAGACAATCATTAAATGTAATTGATATAAAAGGGTCATCGGCTCAATTTATTGCTACACTACAAAATAAACTTGATAATGAAATAAGTTCAGCACAACATATTTTAAAACAAGAAGAAGCAAAAAAGACAAATGGCATTAAAGAAATTGAAAATGCTCAACCTGCAAAAAAATCAACCCGTAAAACAAAATCATAACATATTTATATTAAATTAATAGTTGTTCGGCCGAAAGGAAGTAGGCACACGCACGGCATAAGTGTATGTAACTAACCAACAACATGAAGGAAATATAATATGCCAAATTGGAAAAAAGTTATCATATCTGGTAGCGACGCATCTTTAAATAGTTTAAACGCAACAACCAGCTTAACAGCTTCAGGTTTAATATATCCCGATACCGATGGGGATAATGGAGACTTTCTATCTACAGATGGAGCAGGAAATTTAAGCTTCACCAGATCCGCAGTATATGCAAATGTAAAAAACGTATCAGGTGGAACACTACAAAAAGGAACCCCAGTACACGCAAATGGAACAGCAGGTAATGCCTCTGAAGTTATAGCAGCATCAGCATCAGTTGCTTCTACGATGCCTGCAACCTATGTACTTAATGAGACTTTAGCAAACGATGCTGAAGGTTTAGCAATAATCACAGGATATATAAATGGTGTAAATACTTCACTTTTTGGAGAAGGAGATGTAATATATGTAGGAGAGAGTGGTGGGTTTACAAATGTAAAACCACAAGGATCCGATAATTTAATACAAAACCTAGGAGTAGTTAGTAAGGTAGATGCAACAAATGGTTCAGGATATGTTTATGGTTCAGGTAGATCAAATGATGTACCAAATTTACCAGAAGGAAAGGTTTGGGTAGGTTCGAGTACTTACTCTGTAACATCTTCTATACTAACTTTAGATGAACCAAATTCACAAGCACGTATAGCAGGTTCATTAGTAGTATCGACTGATATTACTGCTTCCGGCGCTATGAGGTTATCGGGTGAGTTACAGGTTACAAATAAGGCCCACGTAACTACAAATTTTTTAGCAGGAGAAGATGCTCTTCCTAACTCAACATATACATTAGCAAATGGAGCAACTTCAGCAATAAATCCTGGTGATTTCAACTCACAAACCTTACAAGGACAAGTTTTAACATCCCAACAAGCTGGAGTATCTTTAACTGAAGGACAATTAATTGTTAAAGCAGCAAATAATAGATGGTATCCTGCCGATGCTAATTCTACTAGTACAACATATCTTATGGGAATTGCACTTAAAACAGTGGGTGGTGGATCTAATACTGATGTTTTGATAGATGGTGTTATAGCAATGGATGATTCTTATCTTGTAGTTAGTAGTATTGGTGAACCATTATATTCATCAACAACAACAGGAGAAATAACAAATGTAGCTCCTACAGGTACTGGGGATATAGTTAGAATTGTAGGTCATTACATAGGTGCTTCATTTGACGGAGAGTATATGATTACTTTCAAACCAGATGGAACATGGATAGAATTATAAAAATTATAGTAAAATTGATGTAGATTTTAGAAAAATTTAATTATTTAATTTGGATATATCATATTAATTACATATAATATAAAAAAAGGTTATAAAATATGTCAACTAAAAAACTGGACAAAAAAGATTTAGATGCAATACAATCTATTGGTCAACGCTATGATGAACTAACAACGACACTAGGAAATTTAGAAATTGAAAAATTTACACTGTCGTTGCGGGTAGAAGAACTTGAAAAATTACATGCGACTGAATTAACTAAATTTGAAACAATACGTTTACAAGAACAAGACCTAATGACAGATCTTAAAGAGCGATATGGCGAAGGATCAATTGATATCAATACAGGTACATTTACACAATCATAGGTTTGGGATTAAATCGCTATATTTATAATAAACAAAATATAGCAGAAAATATTGCAACTACTGGTTATACAATCACCTTCAGACCATATGGAACATGGATTGAAATATAAAAATTAATTAAAAAATAAAATATGGCAAAAATAATGGGAATCAGTATCCCGGATGGGATATTAACTAGAACCACTTGGAATGATGCTAGAACAGAAATGGAAGAAAACCCAGAGTTTATAGTAGAATTAATAGATGAAACTTCAGTTGATTTTTATGCTCCATATGCTATGTCAATTGATAGTGTTACAAATATATTAAATAGTCCAACAACCGCAATTCGAGTAGCAGACCAAGGTTATACTTTAGGTAACTCTATATCAGCAGGTGCTAAAATAACTGTGCAAGTAAGTACAGCCGCAGTAATAAGATTAAACACCACAAAAGGATAAAATATGCCAGTACAAGATTCATATTATATAAAAGCTAGAGCATCAGGAGGAGGTGGTTCTGTTGGAGCAAAAATACCGAAAACTGGACAGACAGTATCTTATGCTACTGGTGATGATGGTGATCTAGAAGCTGGAAGAGCAACAGATTTTTTCACTCTTCCTAGTAATAACCCTCATGGAAATACGAACAGATTTACAGACTATTTAGGAGGTCAGTCCTATAGTATAGGAGTTTTAGTTGATTGGTCTACTTATGATGGGTCGACTGTACTTGGGTATAGTGGCGCAACTGGAACAAATTCAACGGTTACTTGGTCTTCCGCTTTAAGCTTAGCTAGCAGCCATTCAGTGAGTTCGTTTACTTCTGGGTGGAGGTTACCAAATTTGAATGAGGCTGTCAATGTTTGTAATTTTAGTCTTAATCCACCATTATCTTATTCAATTTGGTTTAAAAGTGCTTTTGGTGGTGTTTGGGCTAGAAGTGCAATGTGGACTTCAACAACATCTCCACGATGGTCTGGAGGAGCATTAAGGTATAGAAATGATATGGGGATTTTTGATTTCCAAGGTAAAACAAACCTATCAGCAAAAGATGGATTTGCAGTAAGAGATTTCACAGTAACAGGAACAACATTAACATAATTTAAAAAAAATAAAAAATGGCAACATACAAATTTCCACAATTCAACACTGAAATCACAAACCCAACAATCACAGTAGACGCAAATTCAATTTCAGTTCATGCTTTACGCAATGAGATTAGTTTGAGTGTAACACTGCAAACTACTAATAGTAAACTTTATGGAGTATTATTAGAAAATATCCCTGTAGCTAATCTAAATTATGAAGGTGAAGCTAATCTAATGACTAGAGCTTTAGAAGGACTAGCTCAGTATGAAGTTGAAACACCTTAAAGTATAGCTTGTTTCTCTAACCAATTAGGTTTGGGATTAAACCGTCATATTTATAATAAACAAAATATAGGAGAATAATAATGGCAGAAAGAATTGTTTCGCCTGGTGTATTTACGAATGAAGTTGATCAATCGTTTTTAGCCGGAGGAGTAGCACAAATTGGTGCAGCAATAGTAGGGTCAACCGTAAAGGGGCCTGCACTAGTACCGACTCAAATTACATCATATGGTGAATTTGAACAAATATTCGGATCATATACAGATGATTCATATGTTCCATTTGTAGTTAATGACTACCTGAGAAATGGAAATGTAATAACAGTAACACGACTTTTATATGAAGATGGTTACTCTATACCAAATGGGGCAATTGGCGTCATTGCAAAATCAGGATCAGGTGCAGATGCAGTTGAAACCGTAACACATATACTTCATCCAACGCAAGCAGTATTAGGTGCTGGTGGTGTTGTGAATGCGGCATATTTTGAAGACTCGGTTATTAATAATAATTCGTCAGGTTCATTTGAAATAAAAGTATCTGGATCATTTACTACTGACACAACAATACCAGGCTTTAGTGCATTCTTAGCAGGGAACGGAGCTTCAGTATCAGCTTCAATTGTATCGACTGATAATTCATATATAACAAAAACATATGGTAAGTCTCCTAAATCAGTAGATTATCCAGTATATGTACAATATGAAAATAAAAATGCATCTAGCTTGTTTAATAATATGGCTGATGTCACTATTTCATTGGAACAAGTAACTGGTAGTAACTATGCATTTTTAGAAGATTATAAAACAGCAGCAACACCGTTTATTACTTCTCAGAAAATTGGAACAACGGCAAAGAATCTATTTAAATTTCACACACTATCACATGGTACCTCAGTTAGTTCTGAAGTGAAAATTGGTATTCGTGATATTAGACTTGCTAGCGAAGTTTCAGATCCAAATGGATACGGAACATTTACAGTAGAGGTAAGACGTGTAAACACTACCAATATTGCTAATACTCCATATTCATCACAAGACACAGACAGAACACCGGATATTGTTGAATCATTTACAAATCTAAATTTAGATCCAGACTCTCCTAGATATATTTCTAGAGTAATTGGAGACCGATATAGCACAGTAACTGATGCTGGTGATATTGTTGTTAATGGTGATTATCCTAATTTATCTAAATTTATTAGAGTGGAAGTTGATCCAGGTGTAGCAGAAAAAACAAACAGTGAAACATTGATACCATTTGGGTTTGTGGCATTAACATCGCCAATTCCGATGTATAGTGCATCACTTAATTTACCAGCAACAGAAACATTAACATCACAAGTTCAAACCACATTTAATAGCAGAAATTATTTCGGATTTGATTTTGATAATTTGAATAACTTGAATTATTTATCTCCAATTCCAACTTCTAATTCGACTACTGGTAGTAATGTAGACTTTTATCTAGGTGATGTAAGCCAAGATGCGGAAGCAAATTTCCCAACAGCAGCAACTGCATATAGTGGATCATTGACAACAGCATTGAATGCTAATACATTTACTAGCAACGTTTCTATTAACACTAGAAAGTTTATGGTGCCAATGCAAGGTGGGTTTGATGGAGCTCGTCCTAATTTACCTAAACTATCAGGAACAAATATTAAATCTACAAACACATTTGGATTTGATTGTAGTGGTACAGCCACAACTGGAACTAAGGCATATAATAAAGCATTCACATTGCTAAGTAATGCAGATTATTATGATATGAACATGTTGATAACACCAGGTGTTATTGATAGCCTTCACCCATTAGTAACTAGTGCTGCTAGAAACTTGGTAGAACAAAGACAAGACACATTCTATATAATGGATAGTAATGCATTAACAGATAATATTGATACTGTAGTTCAACAAGTAACAAATATTGATAGCAATTATGCAGCAACATATTTCCCATGGGTAAGAGTTGTAGATCCAGGAAAAAATAAACCAATTTTCGTTCCGCCATCAGTAGTGATGCCAGGTGTATTAGCATTTAATGATGTTGTAACTGCACCATGGTATGCACCAGCTGGTTTAACTAGAGGTGGTTTGACAACAGCAATTGGTACATATAAGAATCTAAGTCAATCAGATAGAGATGAGTTGTATGAGAATCGTGTTAATCCTATAGCAAACTTCCCTAATGAAGGAATTTGTGTTTGGGGGCAAAAGACATTGCAAGCTCGTCCGAGTGCATTAGACCGTGTCAATGTGCGTCGTTTGCTTATCGAAGTTAAGAAGTTTATTGCGTCGTCAACTAAATACCTAGTATTCGAACAAAACACTTCAGCAACACGAAACAGATTCTTGAGCATTGTGAATCCTTATTTAGAACAAGTAAGAGCACAACAAGGTTTGTCAGCATTCCGTGTAGTAATGGATGAAACAAATAACACACCAGACGTAATAGATAGAAATATAATGTATGGTCAAATATTTTTACAACCAACTAGAACGGCAGAATTTATTGTCTTAGACTTTAATATTCAACCTACGGGTGCATCATTTCCTGAATAGGATTAAAAAATAACACAAAAGGCAGGATTTTGGTTCTGCCTTTTTTACTGTTCGTTATATTTATATTAAAATACAAGGAATACAATATGGCATTAGAAGATCAATTAAACGCGAACTTTCAAGATTATGGTATTGACAATAATTATTGGCAAAACGCATACTCATGGGAACCAAAGAAGTCGCATCAATTTATCATGGAAATAGAAGGCATACCTGCATATCTTATACATTCATCTGCTAAACCTAGTCTAGACAATGGAGAAATTGTATTAGATCACATGAACGTTCAACGTTACGTAAAAGGTAAAACTAAATGGAATGGAATCTCAATATCACTATATGATCCAATTGTACCATCAGCAGCACAGTCTGTTATGGATTGGGTACGTTTGCATCATGAATCTGCAACTGGTAGAGATGGGTATTCATCAATGTATAAAAAAGAAGTAACATTGACATCACTTTCTCCATTAGGTGAAAAAGTTGAGGAATGGATATTAAAAGGAACATATATTACTAGTACAAACTTTGGTGAATTAGATTGGTCAAGTGAAGACGTTGTTAAAATTTCAATGGATCTTCGATACGATTGGGCATTCTTAAATTTCTAAAAATACAAATTATATTAATAGAGTGGGTAGATTAATTTCTACCCATTTTTTGTGTTCACCCATATTTATAATAAAGTTATAATGAGGATATTATGAGTAAAGTTACCGATCGATTAGACAACAAACAAATTGTTGAATTAGCAAAAAAGCAGTACGAGCAACAAAAGCAAAACAGCAAATTTCCTGCAAACATAATTACATTGCCATCTCAAGGCAAAGTATATGCAGAAACATCAGTGTTAAATTCAGGAAAAATAGAAATGCGGCACATGACTGCATATGATGAAGACATACTATCTAATAGTAGTTATATAAGCGAAGGTGTTATGTTTGATAAACTGCTAGAAGCATTAATTGTAACACCAGGAGTTGATATTTCTGAGCTTGTTATTGGTGACAAAGAATGGTTAATTATATCTGCCAGAATATTAGGATATGGAAATGAATATCCAGTATCAGTCACTGATCCTAAAACAGATAAGCCGGTAAGTGCAATATTGGATCTATCAAAGTTAAAATCACGAACATTTGATAAAGCAGCAGATAGTAACGGTTGTTTTGAATATATTATTCCTAGTAATAACGATGTTATTAAATTTAAATATTTATCAGCTGCAGATGCTAATAAAGTAGAAGACGAATCAATTAACTCTTCATTTCTCAAAATGTCAATCCATGCAATAAACGGAGATACGGACGTTAATATTATAGAAGAGTATTTAAAATATGAACTGCGAGCAATAGATAGTAGAAAACTTAGAAAATATATTGTGGAATCAGCACCCGGTATTAATTATGAAACAGAAGTAGTGGATGATGCGGGAGCCACTTATCCTGCCACATTTCAATTTAAGCTCGACCTTTTTTGGTTTTAAAGCAAAAGACCAAGTATTATTTCATAATCAATTATTTGACCTATTATGGGCTGGTGAAGGTCGTTGGTCATTTGAAGACATATACACGATGCCTTTGCGAATTCGTAAACTATGGGTATCTAGAATCAACAAGATACGGAGTGATGCTGCAGCAGATCAACAAGATCAAGTCAATCGACAAAAAAATAAGATCAACAGACCAAAGTTCAAAAATTAACTTGTAAATATTTATAATAAAGAGTCAATTAATGAGATCTTCAAAACACGTGTCTATTAACGAATTAAAGAAGCAGCCTAGACTCGGTATGGCAAATGAATTTGACAAATTTGCTAAATCTATTGGCGATTTAAATAAAGGCGGTACTGTAGCTAAAATTGCTAAAGAAATCGATACCTTCGCTGCGTCATTAAAAGGTGTTGGTCCGGCTATTGAAGATGTGAGTAAGCTCGTTTCAGCCAACATCAGCGAATTTGCAGCATTGTCAGCAGGTGTTGGTAGAGCCACTGCTTATTTTGATGATTTTGCAAAAGCAACCGAAAAGTCAATAAAAAATCTCACATTCTTAATAGAAAGTCAAAAAGACTTACAAAAAGAATTTAAATTGAGTAGTGCCGGCGGATTTGATTTTTCTAAACGGTTACGAGCTATTAACGTTGAAATTGGCGATGCTAAACTATTTAAATATGCTGCAGGATTAGGAAAGATTACTGGTGGGTTTATAACGTCTAATAAAGTACAAAAAACTACATTAAGTAATCTAATTAAAACACAAACATTTTTACAAAACAATATAGGATTATCAGAAGAAGGCGCACAGAGCTTTGAATTATATGCTGCGGGTATCGGAAAAACAGGAGCTGAAGCAGCAGGTGAAATTGAACAAATGTCTAGAGCATTGGAAGAATTTACCGGAATAGATGCAGTGCAACAACAATCTCAAATTATGCAAGACATAGCTGCTATGGGATCAGATCTACAATTGCAATATGGTGGGGTTGGAAACAAATTAGAAGTAGCCACAATGAAAGCCAGATTGTTAGGCACATCCATGGAAAGTTTACATGGTACTGGAGAATCATTGTTAAACATAGAATCCAGTATTGGTGCAGAAATGGAATACCAACAACTAACCGGCCGGCGATTATTAGACAATCAAGGTAAAAGTTTAACAAACGAATATCGACTGGCAACTGTAACTGGTGATGCTACTAAACAAGCAGAGTTAATGAATCAATTCATTGCTAGTGAAGGTGATACTCTTGAAAAGAATTTATTTGCACGACAGAAAGCTGCTCAGCTAATGGGAACTGACGAAGCAACATTAGCCAAAATGATTCAGAAAAGAAAACTATTGGTCGATCTAAATGCTGAAGATATAATGAATATGTCAGCTGATGATGCTCAAAGTGCCATACAAAAACTTAAAGAAGAAGCTAAAGGTGATGAAGATAAACTTAAAAAAATTGATGAGTTACTTAAAACATCAGACACCAGAACACCTGCAGAAAGAAGCGCTGACTCATTAGACGCAATAAAAAAAGATATAGCATTTATTGGACAAGGCGGAATAATTGCTGGGGATGGTAAACGAACTGCTGATGGCCCGTCGGGAGCTGTATTTACAAAGGACCTCAACGATTCGGTTAAAGCATCGATGGAATTTGCAAGAAAAGCATCCGAAACATTTACAGAGCCGAACTTTATAAAAGGCATTGGAAGTCTAGGTATTGTTAGTGATAGATTGCAAGAATCACTTGTTCCATTAAAACAACTGGGTGAGGTATTACCAGGAGTATTAGGAAAAGGAATAGATAAGATTGCTGGGAAGATAACGGATTTAACTACAATAATAAAAGATCCATCAGCTGAACCAGTAGTAACAGGTAAAGCAACTGGTGGATACATATCAGGCGCAGGCACCGGAACATCAGATTCGATACCAGCCCGATTATCCGACGGTGAATATGTTATTAATGCCGCAGCTACCAGAAGAAACAAATCATTGCTAGACAAAATCAATAGTGGCGGACCAGTTGGTTATGCCGCAGGAGGACCAGTAACATCAAATGCAAGAATGGAAAGTCTTCTGCAAAGCATACTTGTTACACTTCGAGGAAGCAACGTAATGGGTGACACATCAATGAACGGGAGGAAACGAATATAATGCCAACTAATACTACATATCCAAATGCAGCAGAATGGACTCCGCTACAAGCTAAAACCACAAATATCACTCTAGGTAGTTTAGCTCAAAAAGCAACAGGGTTTGCCGTAGGCGCAATTGGTAGTTTATCTGGAATACCGCAAGTAGCTCAAATTGGACAAAGTTTTACTAATAGCTCAGAAAATTATTCTCCTAAATCTGCTTATGCTGTATCTGCCGTTAATGCTTTAAAGTCAACTAATAATGTTGGAATACAATATCCAGACTTCAGAGCAAGAAAATTCCCTAAAGAGGGAGTAGATACTGCAATTGCATTATCAACAAAACGAGTAGACGGATTAGCGGTATCGCAAAGAACACTATTCGATCGCTCAGATGCTGGTAATAATAAAAATGCAATTCGCTCCGGATTATATTCTGCTACATCTATTTCTCCGTATGGTCCATATTCTATATTTAACTTGCAAACATTGTATGGTTGGGGAGATCATGATAATCCATATGCTTTGAGAAATGATTTTACAGCACAAAGTCATGTAGCTACTCAATGGTCTCCTGGTATTGTAAACGATGTGTCGACAGATGAATCTGGCCCAGGTAACTATAAACAAGATCCAGGATCATGGATTCCTACTAAAAACCTATTATCTAAAGCAACACCATTCCGAGGTGATAAAGTCAATGTTATAGATTTTAGTCAACGAGAATTAAAAGATGCATATCGATGGTTGCCTAAACCTAAAATATTTGGAGATGCGGCGATTTTTGATAAAGTCGGAACAACAGCAGATCTTATAAAGTTTTTCTTTACTGGACCTAAGCTTCATGCCGGGAACACTACCGAGGAAGACGATATCATAGTTTTCCGTGCAGTAATTGGTTCGATTTCTGATAGCTTCAATGCGTCATGGAATGGATTTCAACTTATAGGTAGGGGAGATCAAAATTTTCAGTATGGCGGATTTACCAGAGACATATCAATTGATTTTACTGTGTATGCAACAGACAGAGATGAAGTTAAACCAATTTGGAGAAAATTAAATGCATTGGCCGGATATACCGCACCAGAATATACCACAGATAATATTGCACTAGTAGGCCCATGGATGCGTATAACTATAGGAGACTTATTCAATCAACAAGCAGTGATAGTAAAAAGTGTTAATTACACATTACATAGTGCAGATACAACATGGGAAACTAACATAGAACAAGATCCACAGATGATGCAAACACCACATAAGGTAGACGTTAATATGACAGTAACACCTATCACAGATTGGTTACCGCAAAAAGGAGGCAAGTTCTATTCATTGGCTAAACGATTCGATGGTGATTCGGGACTACCACTACCAGGAAATGACAATTGGTTAAGTGATACTAGGAATAATGCAGAATTAAGTGTCGATGAATTAGCAAAAATAGCTAAAAGCCAAGCCGAGGCAGATGCTAAACGACTAGAAAAAGACGCAAGAAGAGAAGAAAGAAATGCAGCAAGGGGCTAATAATGAGTAGATATTCAACCACAAATATAATGAAAGACCTAAACGGTAAGCGTAGACGTAGTACTACTATATTCCCAACTATACCAGCTACTGCAAATGACACATTCATAATCACTACTAGTGCAGATCGATTAGATAAATTGGCTAATACATTTTATGGTGATGTTTCATTGTGGTGGGTAATTGCTGCAGCAAATGGATTAGGAAAAGGAACTTTAGTTGTCCCAGCAAATACCAAAATGAGAATACCAGCAAAAACAGAATTTTTAGATCAAGTTATACAAACAAATAGAACAAGATGAGTGATATTTTTTATTCACAAGTAGATGCTAATTTACAACTAGAATTACTAGCTCGAGCAGCAGCAGGTAAAGGCAATCGCCGAACCAAAGACATTAACTACATGGTTAGTAAAATTGCCAATGTGTCAATAACTCCATATGATATTACATATGTCCCTACTAATACTATTGAAGCCCTAGGAGCAGCACTAAATGGAAATCCACAACAATTTTCGTCGAAAAAAGAACCAATTACTGAAGCAATATTAGGAGGTGCTGGAGTAAGGCAAGGCGAATATTTACCAACAGGTCCACGTGGGTTTATAACCGATCGAATATATAGCATTACTGGTTCAGATGGTAAAGCGGATCAACGAACCAACACATCAAAGCGAATACCTCCATATTTAACTGGATTAGAAGTTTCTATAGGTGACGATTCGATGGGTGTTATGCAAACTGCAACCGCAAATGTCACAATACCAAATCCTGGAAGAGATTTAGATTATTTCGAATCCGTTTATTTAAGACCAGGCAGAAATGTAAAGATATATATAGAACATCCTAATACAGCTATTGTTGGTGAAACTGCATATTTAACACCAGGATCAATTCCATCAACTGAAAAACTCAAAGAGTTATATCCGGATATAACACCAGAACAGGAACAACAATATAAAAAAATGAATGCATTTGTTTTTGACGGTGTTATTATTTCATTTACATTGGATTATCAACAAGATGCAAGTGTTGCTGCAAGTTTAACAATGAGAGGCACCACACAAGTATATACTGATCTTTCGATGGCTATGAGTGATACTAGTAAAAAAACTAATACGAGTGGATCTGCTGAAGGAGTTGCAGTCACTACATTCCATGAAGAAATAGAAAAGGTAATCGAAGAAAAGCGAATAGAATTAGGATCGAAGACGTCTGGTATATATATCGATGAAACTGATACTAAATTAAAAGATGTTAGTTATATTTGGGGAGCTCCAAAATCAGATATGCAGTCTATGAAATATATTACATTGAAAGCACTGATAAATTTTGTTAATAAGTTCATACTGCCAAAAGCAGCTCCAGTAGTTGGAAATGTTGAAATTGTTTTTGATCGAGAAATAAATACATGTAAATATTACGAAAATTTAGTATCTGCGGATCCATTGTCTGTGTTCTTCCCTGGCCAGGATAATTATGGTTCATTTACATGGTATGGTGAGTTAGACAGTAAAAAACCTAAGTTTTTCAAAGCGGATATCACGAAGCCCGAATCATATTGCACATTAATATACATATCAACTACAATTATTGAACAAATAATAACAGCAATGGCAACAGACAAAATATACACTGTTGCTGAGTTTTTACAACGAATATCTGCTAGAATAAATTATGCATCAGGCGGAGCTTATGATTTAAAATTAGTCACTCACCCAGATAACCAAAATGCACTATTATATTATGATAGTAACAATGTTAAGTCATTTAGTACTGTACCCAACGCATTTAATGTGCCAATGTTTGCAAATAACGAAGCCGGTACTATTGTTAAAGATTTTACTTTCAATGGCAAACTACCGAGTGATGCGTCTAATTTAGCATATGTATTAAATCAGAATCCAGCTGATATATCAGAATCTGAAATAGCTCCATTCTTATCATACATGTATAGTGCAACACAGACACGGCGTGATGCAAACGGAAATGACACAGTTTCAAATATAACAAATGTTGAAACATTAAATAAAATTAAACAGTCATACGAGGATAATAATGCAAAATATTTATTTGAATTAACTGATCCAGTATCTGGATCTATAGCATTATATGGTAAAAACATGGATGAAAGTAAAAATCAAACAAAATTACATACTAGTTTGCAAAAATACATTCAATATCCTAAATCAGCTTTAGAAGATTCTGTTAATTTAAAAGCACCAGTCATACCGTTTGATGCATCATTTACAGTAGAAGGCGTAAATGGTTTTAGATATGGGGATGTTTTGGAATTTTCTGGATTACCAAAAAGATATACTAATAACACTGTATTTTGTATCATCGGAATAAATCATAGTGTCTCATCAACCGGTGAATGGAACACGTCAATACAATGCATAATGAGACCTAGAATAGATTTCACACAATGAGAATAAAGTCATATTATAGCGCCAATGAAATAGTTAATAATTTATATACTACTGGTCAAGAGCTAATGACTACTGATAATGTAGATTATGTCGGATTATATCATAAATACACAACAGGCGAAATATATTCACAACCAACATGGAACAAAAATAAATCAGTAAAATTAATTAAATACAAAGAACAACCAGAGTCTGTTATTGAGTACAATAAAATTTCTGATATAGAAATCAATTATAAATCATTTAACACGTATAACGTTGTAATTACCAAAGAAAATATTAATAACGGGTATATTGATAGATTTATAATTAAACGATCTAATGACAACATATTTTATGAAGTTAACAGTGACACATATGATGCATATACTAGCGAAGATATAGATCCGGTATTGTACTTAGCTGTTAAACTTAAATGGTATATTACAGGAAATATCAATGATACTCAACAAGGCAACATAACAATTCCGGGTGTACAGAGCAATAATTACAAAGAATTGCAAACAGCAGAAATCACAGTACCTGGTATATCTTTATATTTTACGGATCTATTACAGTATTATGTTGATAATGACAATGTAACTCCAAAAGATATTAACGTATTGGATTCCTAATAAATTTTTACTATTATATGTTATATGATAGTGGACTATGAATCTGATGTAACAAAGTGTTTGCAAATAATTGCAGATTGCAAGACATTGCTAGTTCCTATCTATGCAAACTCAACATCACATACATGTATTCAAGATATATATGCAATCTACGTTTATTGTGAAGATGAGAGTGAATGGATAATCCCAATTCATCACACTGAACAAATAAGGGGCTTTCCCGAATACGTAGAACAGTTCTTATCATTAACTGATATATTTATCCACGACAAGAAGCGATGGTTACAATCGGGCGGAAACAATGCCGTATGGGACGTTAAGAGTTTATGGTGGTACACGTATAATGAAGCATATGATGAGAATCACTATCCAACTGCAGCACATGAATTTTATTGGAGAAGATTGAAATCTCTTAAAGAGGTAAATGCAGTGATTCCAATGCAGCAACATTTGGCAATGTGTCAAAAGATACGACATTATTCTTGGCCAATGTGTATGAATGCAAAATTAACTGATTCATATTTAAAATTTAACAATTTATATCCTAAAACATTTGCTCAAATAGAAAGTAATGGATTACAAGTTAATAGTAATTTTAAATTTCCTGATCAGGTTAGTGACAATATGGTATATTCGCAATATAATTATCATACCACCACTGGCCGGCCAAGTAACGCATTCGGCGGATTCAATTATGCGGCTATGAACAAAGAAGATGGTACTAGATCTGCATTTTGTAGTCGTTTTGATAATGGTGCTTTAATTGAAATGGATTTTGATAGTTATCATGTTAGATTAATTGCAAAACTAATCGGATATAATTTACCTGAAACAAGTATACATGATTATCTCGGCCAATTCTATTTTGGCACAGATGCATTAACAGATGAACAAAGAAATGAAAGCAAATCAATAACATTTCGTCTTTTATATGGAGGTATTGACAAAGAGTTTTTAAGTATTCCATTTTTTCAGCAAGTAAATGATTTTGTGTTTAACCTATGGGATAAGTGGAAACGTAATGGATGCGTAAAAACGCCGATTATTGGTCGCAGTATATGCAAAGATCAAGTTACCAATATGACTTCATTTAAATTGTTTAATTATTATTTACAAGCCACTGAAACAGAAGTATCCGTTAATAAATTATCACAACTTCAAGACTATTTACAAGATCACAAAACATGTATAATATTATATACATATGACTCCGTATTATTCGATGTTCCTTTATCAGAAGCTAAGAGTATTTTACCAGAATTAAAAAACTTGTTAGAACAAGGGAATTTTCCGGTGAAATGTAAAGTTGGCGATATTTATGATAAAATGAGAACAATTACGTTATGAATATAAATTCTTTAATTACAGAGTGGACATATCGATTACCAAAAGGATATCCCGACTCTGAATCAGATTATCAAGAACTAGATCGTGTATTAATTGAAATGACTGATTTATCTGAAACAGAGCGAATGGCAATTATCCGAAAAGCCAAAGGATTGTCTGAACAAGAAGATGAATCAAATATTTTAGACGTTGAATCTGTATTAACTAACAAACTAAAATTACCAGCACCGGTAGTAGATCAAATCATGGCTGTATATAACAGTTTAAATAATGATGATCGAGTATTATTTGATAATAATTTCAGAAAGCATAGTATAGATTCATTCGTAGCTGAGGGTTGGAAAGCATTTAAAGAATTCTTTTTAGTAAATGTCGGCGGTGCTCGCGGAGGAATGGGTAATGGTGAAATATCAATTCTATTAGGAGTTAAAGAGTCGATGCCAGGCGGTACCGCACAACATGATATTGTTATGCCTGCAGGTGAATGGGAAGTTAAAGAATTAAAGTCTGGAAATTTTGACCCTGCAAAAGCAGGTCTTTCATCAAAATATGCATTAACAAACAAAATAAAAGATTTTTATAAAGATATAGTTGTACCAGTTTCACAAATTGGAGATCCATATCAATCATTAAAACATCTAGTAAATCCAGAATCCGCAGAAGATTTAAAAAAACTAATTCGTATATTTGAAACAAGATTTGAGTCAGTTATAGACCCAGATAAATTAGCATCATTTGAATGGAAAAAATCAGCAATGCATAACTGGTATGAAGGATTCAAAGAATTACATGACGTATTCTATAAAACAAATTTAGATACAACAGTAAAAGATACAAGATTAACGGTTAATACCGATGGAAAGCAAAAGTCATATTGGATATCTGATGAAGATGTAGAAGAAATAGAGTTATCAGCCGGCGAAGATACTGCAGCTGACGTTTTTGTTGGTGATCCTGTTGATGATGTTAATTCAAATATTGTTATATGGTTTAAGCGTGTAGAACGACATGAATTTATAAAAAACCCACAAAACTTTTTATTTGATTTAAATACTATTAAAAACACATTCTTTAATAGTATATTAGGTTTAATTTGGTATAATTATAGAAACCCACAACCACATATTGGTCTAGCTGAAGATTTTGCTATTGATGTGGTGTCGCAGGGTAGATATAGATTTGTGCAGAAAAATATACCATCATCTCAAGGATATGAATACATACAAGGACAGGGATAATAGTGAGAACGCAACTACTGTGCACATTTGCACATCAATCAGATTTAAATATTATAACTGACTACATACAACAAAGTTATACTATACCAGAACAAAGAATATTTGTGTTTTCTAATGCTGAATTACCATCTCAGTTATATTGCACATATAACGCAGATTCATCAGAAACAAGAGGACAGAATACTATTAGTATTCACCGAAAAAAAGAAACTAACACGCTATACACAGTTAATGCTCTTAATGCAATTATTCGTCGTGTGAATAATGGGGTGTTAGATAAAACATTTCAAGTTGATTGGACCAACTATCGTAATTCATTTATACTAACTGATGATGACAATTATCGTGTTGTTGATTTATTATTTTTCAAGAAGGTTTCTTGGTAGTTTGATATTTATTATATATAATATATTAATAATATGATACGATTAAAAACATTACTTTTAACTGAAAACCAAATGACAAAATCTGATTTTAATCAGATAGGTAATGTTTTGCGTGATCCAGTTAAGGCGAAACAAATTCATGATTTATTGATTCAGATGTTTCCTAAACAAAAAGAATTATTAGATTATAATTATAAAAATGATTCATACGCTGAATTTAAAAGATTTATTTTTAATATAGATAAATTTAAACTAGAAGAACCTGTATCTATCAATCATACTGATCTTAAATTAGATCCTCAAGTAATGAAAGATAGAGAAAAAAAATATCAAGACTATATTGATGGTAAAGTAGACAAATATTTTAGAGACACAGATTCAGATCCTAGAAACGTAGACCTATCAAAAATGCCTCCTATTACAATAGATAGTAACGGCGAAGTTATGGATGGTAATCATAGAGCATTTCTAGCTATTAAACAGCAAAAACCACTTAAAGCATATAAAATAGTAAATTCTATTAATACTAATCCCAATGTAGCTAAAATTTTACAAATAATAGGTAGAAATTCTCAAACGCAAAATATAGACATTATAGTTAACTATGCAGAAGTTGATTTAAACTATTCAAATATGTCTATTCAAAAAAGTGGCGTATTAGATTCTCAATTTGTAGAAGAAACTCTAGGAGATATTGAAGCATATATTGAAGACAATAATATTGACGGTGGTTCTAGATTTGACATAACACGAATGGTGTCTGATATAAAATTTGATTGTAGTATAAATATTAATAACGATGAAATTGATATCACAATTATGTTAGATGCAGATGGTGATGTTATATCAATTGATATACAAGACGACGATATTGCTGATAAATACGGAATAAATGATCAGTGGATACAAGAATATCTAAGCAAACAAGGCTTATAAAAAAATAATAAAAAATTTAAACAATTACTTGGACTTAACGATTTAATTATCTAATATATAATTAATAAATAACATAAATTAATAACTTAACAAAAAAAGGACTTAAATGGGACTTAATTTAGACGCCATCAAGGCAAAACTTAATCAATTAAACAACAACAACGATCGTCGAAACAATCTTTGGAAACCAGAAGCTGGTAAGACACGTGTAAGAATCGTGCCGTATGTTCATCGCAAAGATAATCCATTCTTAGAATTGTATTTTCATTATGACATTGCTAAAAGATCAATGCTATCACCGGTATCATTCGGTAATGCAGATCCAGTAGTTGAATTTGCAGAAAAACTAAAAAAGACTGGTGACAAAGATGAATGGCTAATGGGTCGTAAAATCGAACCTAAAATGAGAACATATGTTCCGGTTATCGTAAGAGGTAAAGAATCTGAAGGAGTTAAATTTTGGGGATTTGGCAAAACAATTTACACTGAATTGCTTTCAATTGTATCTGATCCAGATTATGGTGATATCACCGATCTATTAAATGGTCGTGACATCGACGTAGAGTTTACACCAGCAGAAGGTGGAGGATATCCTAAAACTGCTATTCGTGTTAAACCTAATACATCAGCTGCAACTGAAGACAAAGCAATTGCAGAAAAGATTATGAATCAGCCAACTATCACTGATATCTTCCCAGAACCAACTTATGAAGAGTTAGAACAAGCTCTTAAAGATTGGATGAATCCAGACGATGACAGTTCAGACGTTAGCACATCATCTAGCTCAACAACAGATACATCTAGCACTAATAATGCAACTACGGAAACAAAGACCGAAGAAAAGCAAACAGATGTAGCATCAGCATTTAACGATTTATTTAACAAGTAGGGGCTTCAATGGCAAAGAAAAAAGGCAAAAGCAAGAACGAACTGGAAGATGCATTAGCAAACACATTAGCTGATAGTATAAATAAACAATTCAAAGGACAGACACTAAAGACTGCATTCTTTTTAGATGGAGATGATGATTCTCCTAGTAATGTGAAAGAGTGGATATCGTCTGGGTGTGATTCATTGGATTTAGCAATATCTAATCGACCTAACGGAGGATTTCCTGTTGGTAGAATAACCGAAATAACAGGGTTAGAAGCGTCGGGTAAATCATTGCTAGCAGCGCATACCTTAGCAGAAACGCAGAAAAAAGGAGGGTTAGCAGTTTATATTGATACTGAGTCAGCTACTAGTTCGGAATTCTTGACTGCAATCGGCGCCGATTTGAAAACCATGTTATATGTACCACTCGAAACGGTAGAGGAAATCTTTGAAACGATTGAAACTATCGTTGACGGTGTACGTAAATCAGACAAAGACAGATTGGTAACAATTGTAGTTGATTCCATAATGGGTGCATCTACAAAGATTGAGTTAGCAGCAGAATATGATAAAGATGGATATGCAACTTCTAAATCGATCATATTGTCTAAAGCAATGCGTAAGGTTACAAATTGGATTGCTCGAGAGAGAATCTGTTTGATCTTTACTAATCAACTAAGAGTTAAAATGGGCGTGTCATTTGGAGATCAGTGGACAACAGCAGGTGGTAAGGCAATTCCTTTTCATGCATCTGTCAGACTAAGATTAAAAAATACCGGTCAAATTAAAGCAACGGTTAATGGTGCAGAGCAAGTAGTGGGTAGCAAAACCAGTGTGCAGGTAGTCAAAAACCGTATGGGGCCACCACATCGTAAGATTGATTATGAAATCTATTATGATAGTGGTATTGACAACTTTGGCGGTTGGTTAAATTTGATGAAGAAATTCAAATTGGTTAAACAAGCAGGTGCATGGTACACATTAGAAGATGTAGATCATGAAACTGGAGAAGTCTTTGGAGAAATGAAGTTCCAAAGCAAAGATTTTGTTAGTAAGGTAATGCAAAACCCCGAAGCAAAAGAAAGGTTATACAAAAGAATCTGCGACGCTTATATATTCAAATATCAAGCTGGTATAGACGGAGGTATCGATGATGTTGTTATCGATGAAGAAGTAATTGACGAAGAAGGATAATGAATAAGTATCAACGATTATTTAAAGAGTTACAGAAAGAAAAGGAAACGAGCCCGAAGGATGCTAATGATCATATCATGGTATTTGACGGGCTCAATACCTTTATTAGAAGTTTTGGTGCAACTCCAGCATATAATGAAGATGGTGACCATATTGGTGGTATTACTGGATTCTTATATTCTATAGGTAAAACTGTTAGAGACTTTAAGCCTAGTAGATGTGTAATTGCATTTGACGGAAGAGGCGGTAACGCTAAAAGAAGAAAAATTTATAAAGGTTATAAAGCAAATCGAGCTAATAAAACTAAACTTCGAAGATTTGATCATCACGAAACAAGTATAGAAGATGAACAAGAGTCAATGAGAAAGCAATTTAGTAGATTAGTTTCATATTTAGATAATTTACCAGTAACCTTTTTAGCAATGGACGGCATAGAAGCAGATGATACTATTGCCTATATTGCACAAATGTACAATGAAACATGTAAAAAAATTACAATTGTTTCTACCGATAGAGATTTCTATCAATTAGTAGACGATCGGATACAAGTATGGTCTCCTATTAAAAAGAAAATGTATGACACCCAAGCAGTTATAGATGAGTTTGGTGTACATCCTAGTAATATGGTATTATATAGATCATTTACGGGAGATAAATCAGATAATATTCCTGGTGTAACTGGTATAGGTCCAAAGACTATCTTAAAACTTATCCCAGAAATCGTACATGAAAAACAAGTTACGTTAGAAGAGTTATTCGAAAAAAGTAATCAACTTTTAACGGAAACAAAAAAATATCAAAAGATTTTAGACAATCGTGAAACGTTAATTAAAAATTGGCAACTCATGGATATAAAATTATTAGATATATCTGCAAATGTATCTTCTAAAATTAGAGGAATAATGTCAGAACCAGTATCTGCTTTAAATAGAGCTGAGTTTCAAAGATTATTTTATGAAGATAAAATGTGGGCTGTAATGAAGAATTTACCAGACTGGTTGACTCGAACATGGCTTTCGTTAGATGCATATGCAAAACAAACACATAAATGATTTGATTTTATTATAATTTTTATTATTATCTAATATGACAGATAAGTTAAGTGAATACGGTTGGAGCTTTCAAGTAAAAGTTTTAGCAGCAATGTTTACAGATAGAGTATTTTTACAGCAAATTACTGATATTATACAAGCAGACTATTTTGAGTCAGATGCTAATAGTTGGCTATTAGAAGTTATATTAGACCATTTTCGAGAATATAAAACACCCCCTACAAAAGACGTATTAAAAGTTAAAGTTACTGGTATAGAAAATGATGTGCTTAAGACCGCCATATTAGAACAACTCAAAGACGTTTTTAGATATATGGAGTCAGACGATTTAACATTTGTTAAAGACGAAATACTCAAGTTTTGTAAGAATCAAGAAATTAAAAGAGCAATAATGGATAGTGTCGGATTACTTAAAATGGGTAATTATGACGAAATTAAAAGCAAAATTGACGGTGCTATGAAAGCTGGTGCAGATACTGATATAGGATTAGAGTATAAAGATACTGTGTCTTTACGTTATGACGAAGCAGCCCGAGATACCATGACAACTGGTTGGGATGTTATTGACGATTTAATGGATGGCGGTCTTGCCCCAGGAGAATTAGGAGTAGTAATGGCACCAGCTGGTATTGGTAAATCATGGTTGCTTATTAATATAGGAGCAAATGCAGTAAAAGCTGGTAAAACTGTTATTCACTATACATTAGAACTCAATGAGAATTATGTAGGACAACGATATGACTCAGTAGTAACAGGCATTAACGCACAAAATCTAAAAAATTATCAAGAAGATATTCAAGATAAAATGGATAAACTAAAAGGCGAATTGGTCATAAAACATTATCCAACTAAATCTATAGGAGTTATTGGTATTAAAGCTCATATAGAGAAAACTATAATGCTAGGAAATAATCCAGATCTAATTATTATAGATTACGGAGATCTTTTAAAGGTAAATACCAAAAAAGACAAACATGAAGCATTAGAAGAATTATATGAAGAAATGCGAGGTATGGCTGGTGAATATAACATACCAGTATGGACAGCATCGCAAGCAGGTCGATCTGCATTAGAAGAAGATGTTATTGAAGCCGACAAAATTGCGTCATCATATGGTAAAGTAATGGTAGCAGACTTTTTAATGTCGCTTTCTAGAAAAGTAGAAGATAAAATGTCAGGTACTGGTAGAGGGCATGTAATTAAAAATAGATTTGGTCCTGACGGAATAACGTTGCCATGTAAAATAAATACAAATAATGGACAATTTCAATTCTTTGAGCCACAAACTGCACAAGGAAAGCAAACGACTCAGGTAATGAAAACGGGAGAAAATATTGTGAAAAAAAATCTTGCGCAAAAGTTTAAAGATCTAGGCGGAACATTGGGATGATGTCATATTTATATAAAAGCACGTCCGGGTTACACCCCGGGCTTTTTTTGTCTAAAAATAAATCGTTTAATTAAAGAAAAAAGAGATTACAAAATGGAGATTTCAAACAAA